CTCATCAATGGTGTTGGTGCGATGGTCATCGACCTCGCGGTTAATAGTGAAATTGCCCCAAACATTCTGGCACTTTGACAACTCTTCATCCAATTGCTCAAGTCGCTCCCGAGTTAACCCGACTCTAGCGCTAATCGTCTCCCAGAACAACGGAATATCTTCCGCATTTTGGGGCCAACTTTCGCCTTCATCAGCAAAACTCCAATAGGGTTTTTCCCTCAGATGACTGACTCTCTCTTTTCTCTGAGCCGCACTCTCCGCACCAGGTGAATAGTTTCGGATCACCATCCGACAAAATGTTGAAGTCACGGGTGTCAAACCGTCAGTTACTAGGTAACCTTCCAACCTGTCGATGGCTGCACTGGCAATTGGTATTTTCGGATCACGAGTGGTGATGTGCAATTTCTTCCACGTGCGTAATGGGTCTTGGAAAGAACTGGTTGTTTTCGTTGGATCGGGAAAGACGCGAGCGAGAAAACAAATTCCTTCTTCTGGCTTGTAACGTTCCGTTTTAAGGACCATTCCAAGCGCTTCAGCAGTTCTTGAAAAATTGCGGCTGTATTGTTGCTCGAAAAGGGAATCGTCTCCAAAAGCGAGCCCAATCTGGCCATAACACTCCTCTTTGGTTAGTTCGGGTCTGGTTGTGCGAATTGCACAATACATAATGAACGCATTCAAAACGGTGTTAAGGTCGCAGGTGGTTGGACTTCCACTTTTGACACCAGTTCCAGCATTGTAACGGAAGCCAAAGCTTTTTGCACGTGCTGGGCTTGAAATGAGCATATTGGTGTAATATTCGAGAGCCGGTGAATCTTCGCGATTAAAATATCGCAAGTAAACTGCATTCATCACAAATCTCTGACACCAACGCGAAACAGAACCATCAAAGTTACTGTAATCACCTTCGAGCGGTTCACCCACAGAGCTAACATATTCACAAACTTTTTGGGCAATCTCTTTAGGAGTCAACCCTGGCGTAAACCAGTGTTTGTTAGCTTCTGAATGGAGAACTTCGTCTCGAAATTTCAGCGTGTATCTTGAGAAATCCAGCAAGTATCTCGCATCATAGAATGAAGAAATGATGCGTCCATTTCTATCCCCGGGCTCGTTTTTCACGAAACTCTCGATCAGCGCCCTTGCGCGTGCATCGACAGATTCCCAAATCGCACGGACAGCGAGAACTTGGCTCGGTTTGTCCAGGAAGGCGCGTGCTTCTTCCAAACTGTATGGGGAACCAACGCCAGGCTCAGGGACAACGAGACAGACAAATTCAGTGGCATATCCAACGATTTTCTTATTTGG